TTTTTGAGGTTCATATCCTTCTAATTGTTGTTGAGCAGATTGCTGAGATGCCTCTCTAGCTACCCTATCTCTTATATCTCCATATTTATATCTACTTTGTCCTAGTTTTGCCATATTCTATACTCCTATTTAAGAAAACATACCTTCTAGTTTCGTTTTACCTATACCACCTGAGTCAATGTTAAACTGAGTGGATTTAGAACGTTGATTTGATAACGCTGGTCCACCAGTTGCTAGTGATACCATGATTTCATAGAACATTCTCATTGAGTTTATTTGTTCTGTGTTTTCTCTATCTACTTCTTGAGCAATTAAAGCTGCATAGTTTTGATTGAGTCTAATCATTTCTTGACTTAACGTGGTATACATACCAAGTTTAGCTTCCATTAGTTTCATCTGTGTTTCTAAGTTAATAGCTTGTCGTTGTGAATCCATAGCTTTTTCTTGTTGAGCAGTACCCACTAAACTATCCACAGTTTGTAAAGCTAGTTGTTGTTGCTGCTGAGCCTGTGTTAATGATTGTGAATAAAAGTCAGCAATCTGAGCAGAAACATTAGCCATCACTTGTGTAGTTACATCACCAGCTGCAGCTAACATAGCACCCCCTGATACTCCAGAGGCTGCAAATCTACCGTATGTTTGGTCCAGTTGACTTGCTAAAACTGTCTGAGCTTGAGCTGTAATTGCTTCTACATTCTTCTGTATACTTGCTTCAATATTAGCTGAAGTTCCACCTGTAAGAACATCATCTATAATATTTCTTAATGGTCCTGGCATATTAGTATATGCTTCATTTATATATTCAGTTATTGCTGGAAGTTCAGGTAATTGAGGAACCGTTCCACCTGTAACAGCCTCGTCAATTAAATTAGCTTGTTGTCTAGCAGCACCCATAGGGTCAGATGCTAGTCTTGCACCTTCTGAAATAATACCTTCTGCTCCTTCTGGTAGTGTTCCTTTTTCTAACCTTTCAAACATTCCTTTGTATCTCATGTCTTCTAAACTTGGAAGTAATGTTTTAGTTACCGCATCTGTTTGTGTTTGAGTTAATGGTTTATATGAAGCCACCATTCCTTTACCTTGTACATCAGTATATGGTCCAGCTTGACCTCTAAAACCTTCTGTCATACCATGACCAGCTAAGGCTCCAAAGCCTTGCTGTCTAGCACTAGGTACAAAATTACCCATCTGTCTAGATACTGTTTGTTCTATTGGGTCTCCTCCTGGTCGCGGTACATTAGGGTCACCCGGCATCCAAGCACCATCACCTGGACCTACTTTAGTTTGTTGTACTGGTAATGGTACAACTTTACCATCACTTGTTAGTGTATATCCTGGAGGAACTTGTGCAGGTGTATCTCCACCTGGTCTTAGGGAATCAAAATAGTACTGTTGAGGGTCTTGTCCTGGTTGTAATGCCGGTCCTACTCTAACACCTTCAGGTACTGCTGTTGGCCATTTAGGGTCTCTGGCTGCTACTTGTTGTTGTTGTTGCTGTGCTTGTTCCTGAGCTAATTGTTGTGATGTTTTAAACACAGGAGCCTGTCCTTGTTGACTCACATATCCTCCTGTCATACTTGACCCTGGCATCATTGCCTCAAGTAATAAATTGCTGGCATGTCTTTGTGTTGCCGATTGTCCACTCTGTCCCACGGAGCTAGACTTTCCTCTACTAAATCCCATTATAAAACCTCCAAGATGTTATCCACATCCGTTAAATATATCTTTTGTTTAGGTTGTAACTTTAAATATCTTTCTATTAAAGTACAAACTCTCATATCTGCTATTAGTTCTACCTTAGTAAAACCTTCCTCTTTTATCCATGTAGCCAGATATCTACATGCTCTTTTAAAATTATTTCTAAACTTTGGTTTAATCCACATAGTATGAATAGACAATGTATTTCCAAGAGTAGTATAAACTATAATACCTATAGGCATCCCGTTAACCCATATATTTTGTGTAGTTGCATTCTGTGCAAACTGTTTAAATTCTAAGGGTGGTCCTACTTCTTGTATATACTCTTCTACCCAGTTTGGCATTCACAATCTCCATCACATGTGCATTTTACTAGCTCTTGTAACAAAGCTATCTGTCCTGCTAGAAATGAAACTCTACCTTTAAGTTGTTCAAACTCTGCAAGTTTCTCTTCTAATGTTTTCTTATTATCTTCTTTACTCTTACATTCACATTCACTCATAATATCTCCTATGCTCTTAATTCACAGGCCACTCCTAGACCTGTACATGTTACTTTTTGTTTATTACCTGGACTAAGTGTAACACCACCTACAGTGAAAGCATCTATTTGTACAGTTAAATGATATGTCTGGTCAGCTGGTGAAGCTAGACTTCCATTAACATTACTCCCCGCATCAAACGCTATCATACTAGTACCAGAATTATAGGTACCTCCACCACTAGGAAATGCCCTACTACCTGCTACATGTGTACTAGTAGCTATAATAGTTCCACTAGCAGAATCTCTACGGACTCTAAATGTAGCATAGCCCAGTGTCCAGTTAATTACAGTAGGTACTCCATGTAAGTCTGCCCAAGCTAACTCAGGATTAAATACAATTAGTATATCCCTACCTACACATTCCAATGTAATATTACCTACGGATGTTTCACCTGCAGTAACAGTTACATCCGATGAACTACCAGCTATTGTACCACTAGAGTTATTTAGTAATATTGTATTTGGACTTACTGTAGCCCGTCCTGTTATTTGTCCTTCTGTTATATTTCCAGTAGTAACAATAGCTCCTGTAACACTTAATGCTGAATTGTTCCAGTAAATATTATTACCACCAGATGGTCCAAATCTAAATGTACCATCATTACTTATATCTATAGTTTGGGTACCATCAGCTTTATATCCATTGATACCATCAGTAGTCATGTTAACTCTAGCTCCACTAGCTGCTGTCTGTATAGTACCACCGGTTAATGTACCAGCAGTACATGCACCAATATCAGCAGATACAGATGATAGGTTACTAACATTAATAGCATCTGCTGTTACAGCGTTAGCTGCAATCTCATCAGCAGTAATAGCATCCGCTGCTATTTGACTTGTATCTACTGTATTAGCTTTTATTATTCCACCTTCTATAAATGTAGTAGCACCTGTTTGAAATTTAATTGCACCACTAGCATCTATAACTTTTAATCCATAATCATTAGTAGCACTAGATAACTTACCTAAGTAAACTCTAGTAACTGGTGTTCCTTGATTATCATCTACTTTAAGTACGTTATTGTTACCATCTATGGTAATCTTACTCTCTGCACCTACATATAGATTTTGTGTAAACTGTGTATTATTAGTTATCTTATCTGCATCCAATGATATTACTTGGTCAGAGTTAATTAAGAATCCTTGTTGTACAGCTGACATAAAATCTATCAAAGCAGCATACTGAGTTTTATGGTATTGTGGTATCTTTACTGTAACATAATCCATTACCTCTCCCACGTTATAAACTGGAGGAGGTGGTAATACTATATCATCAAACTTATAGTCAGCTACTGCCATTAACTATCTCCACCTGATTCCATATCACATACAAACTCTGACAAACTTGTAAAGTTTGTAGCCTTAATTGTTATGTATCTACCAAACTCATTATAGTCTGCTCTTGGTGCTTTACCATCTGTATCAGTTATAGTCTCACCTACATACGTAGGACTATCAGTACCTAAATCTGCAGTACCTACTGATATGGTAGTACTAGTTGGTGTTGCATCTGTTTGCACTCTATTAACTTGTACATAATCCGTAGTTGTTCCTTGTCCACCAGGTGAGGCCATTACTCCTTGTCCTAGAGCTCCATGATAAGCTTTAGTTGCTAGTGTAGTTGTAATAGCTGCAGATATATCCGTACCTGATGCATCTCTTTGATGTACTCTACCACTAGCAGCACCATAATAAACTTCTGGTACAGCTACAGTTCTATATCTATAGAATCCAGAATAAGCTGACTGAGTTGATGAACTCCAGCAGTTCTGTTGATAGTTCCATATTAATACTGCATTAGGTATTTCAGAACTACCAGTAGGATAATGTATATTTACTTCTCTATTCTTAAAATCTGTCCAACAATATACGTTATCTTTCCATGTATAATTTAAATTATCAAATAATTCATTGACTACTGTTTTGTCTGCTATAGGTTCTACTGTTGCTCCATTAAATAAATATATACCATCATTACTTACAAACACATGAGCATTAGGTACATCTGTTACTGCTTTAGGAGCTATGATTCCTACTTGTTGTCTAGCTTTAGGTACGAAAAATAATGGACTACCTTGGTCTTGTAATGTATTAATACTATCTGATTTATACACTGCTATAAAGTTATGACCAAGTTTTCTAGCAGTTACTATTGGTGCTCCTGAGTAATCTAAGTCTGCATAATTCGTATTAGCTATCCTATCATAGTCAGCTACCTCAGTCCATAAAACTCTAAAAGGTACAGCACCATCTGTTCCATCTGTTACATTAAAAAATAATAATCTAGAATTAAAAGCTACCACACATTTAGCTAATGTGAGATTTCTTCCACTACTAGAGGTATCCCAAGATACCGCAGTAAAATTACCTGTAGTAGATACTGCAGGTGCATTCTTACCATCTACTCTATAGATAGAATTATTTATTTCTGCAAAGAATACTTTATCACTAGTAGCTCTAGTTGTTCCTTCTGTTATTAAACTTGTATAAGCACTACCATTCCAAGAATATATTCTAGCTTCCGTTGCCATTAATCTTCTTACTGCACCATCATATCTTATCTGGTCAGTTACTTCTATTACATCTGATGTCTCTGTAGTTGCAGCTAACTCTGCATATCCATCCCTTTTCTGCCATTTACCTCCACGGTATACTACGTTACTAGCTACAGATAACTGATTATCTTCTATTAAATGTGGTGGTTTAGATGTATTTAATCCACCTGATAAATCTTTTATAAACCGTCTCATAGACTTCCCTCATCACTTACTTCTGTAAAGTCACTACTACTAGGTACACTTACAGCAGCAAAGTCTGTACTACTAGGAACAGTTACCGCTTTCCAAT